CAAAACCTAATTCTTTGCGAACTTCATTTTTGTCAAGAATACCTTTTTCAAATAATAAAATATAATCTTGTCCAATTGGTGGCTTGTTAGTAGTTTTTAATTTAGCATCAGCCATATATTGAAATACCACGTTAAAAGACGAATCTTTTATTTTTTGCCGTGGTTCTATGTACGATGTTTGGAATAACTCGTAACCTTCGATTATTTCATTACGCTGACCTAATGTGCCAGGCGTTGCTATTCCAAAAATAACGGGTGTACTTACTCTATGCCCTACAAAGATTTCTTCTTGAACTTGGTCGTTCAGTTGTTGAAATTGTTTATCAAAGTCAGACGGTTGTAAGTTGGTAATTTCTGCAGGTTTTTCGTTCTGCTCATTATACATAATGATAAGACCACCACTTTCTTCAGCTTCTGCACCCTGATAGTTCTTTTTGAAACGACGTTTTGCAATTCGCATTTCTTCGGGCGTTGGTTGACCCTTAAACATTTGAATTACTGTCTGTGCAAAAAATCCATTTTTGATATTACTCAAATAATAGTTACCTATCTCTACGTCTATCTCTATATACTTTAAAGCACCTATATAACTTGGCAAAGGATATTTCCCTTGACCAGCTCTATACATTTTAAAGGCATATACTTGTTTATTTTCCCTTGTTGTAGGGTTAAATAAAGGATATTCAATTACGGCTTCACGGCTATTTGACCAGTCTTCTGAGTAATACGCACAATCTTTGCCTAATCTAACGTTCTGAAAGGGTAAATGATAAAGTTCTGCAATCTCTGTTTTGGCTTTGTTCCATATCACTTCAATATAATAGCCATCAAATAGTTCAAAATCTTGTGAAATCTTGGTATTAAACGACTCATAATCTTCAAAAGCATTGATATTTCTTAACTTGTCGAATGCTTTTGCCTTGTTTAGCGTGTCATCTGCATAAATTTCAAATGATTCACCAGCAATATAAGATGATTTTTGGTTAACAATAGCGTTATGCTTAGGGCTTTTGTTGTAAAGGTCAATCAATTTTTGAGGATATAAGTTATCCTCACCAAAAGTTGTGTACCCTTTTGTTTTATTTTCTTTAAATGTAGGCAAAGAAATACCAGCAAAAGAAAGTCGGTCGAGTGCGAACTTATTGTTTTCCATTGTTGCCAAATTTATCTACGCTTGTGAATCCCAATGTTAGAATAACAACCCATTCTACGCTTTCAATTAGTTTATCGGTGTTGTGGTAAACCATCGCCCCAATTAAAGCTAAACCACCGACAATGCCGATTAATCGCTTTGAGCTAAATTCGCCTTTATCACCTTTGAAGATTTCAAATATTTTCATAAATTGTTTGTTTTTTTTATATAATAACGGATGGCAAATAACCCCGAAATGATTGCCACTAAACCAGCCAATGCCGAAATAATAGGTTGAGCCGTTGTGCTTATTGATGCAAAGGCACTCACTACTGAAATTATGCTGCTACTATCGGCTGCCGTGTCGTTAAATTTTGTCATTTTTTTTGTTCTATTGTTTCTGAATACCCTTCAATAGCATTCAAGTAAAATTTAATCTCATATGAATATACTGCCAATAACGAATCGCTTTGCTTTTGTTGACGTTCCATTTTGTGCAACCTATCGCCCATTTTTATATTCTCATTTTCACACTTTGAAATAATGGCTTTCTTTGTATTCTCGGAATCATAGTAAAGATAGCCTACAATTAAAAGCATACAAAAAGCCACCGCTGCTATAGGGTTCTTTTTAAATTCTTCAAAGGATATTGGTAGGCTCATTATTATCCTATTGGTGGGAATGGTGGTTGTATTACTTGAAATTCTATTGGTTGTCCAAGAATTGGCAAAAGTGATTCATCAAATATAATATACCAAAATTGTGGTTGGTTTAATTCTGCAAAATTATAACTTATCCAATGTTTAGTTATATCCGTTGGTGTTTTTGGAATGCCGTAGAAAGTATCGCATTGCGTTTGTGCTGCGATGGCTTCGGTTTCTGTAGTGTATTGATATCCGTTAATAAATGCCATAGTATGTGTTTATGTTAGATTCTGCTCCGTCTATATTCGTTTGCGTAAATACAGATGTATATACAACAATTTCTTGAATATCTCCTAAAAATGAACCTCCCCCTGATGTGCCATCAAATGATCCTATTCTATTTGGATTTGCAAGTAAAGTATAAGGATTTAATACGCTATATGTAGATAATGATTGATTTACTCCGTTAATAGCAATTATACTATTGCCATTTGTTCTATGCGTTGACCAATTAGTCCATTGAAATGTGGCTAAATATTGTGTATTTGATGATTGTGTACTACTTGTACTAATACCAGAAATACCATATAAATCAGTACATGCTTGAGTTGATGCTGAATAATATTGTTGCCATTGTATACCTAAACCATTTTGAAGGCTTGTTCCTCCTTGAGATATAATTGAACCAAATTGACTTAAAGAAGTATTTCTATTTCTTGAAGTATGAAATAGTGTTGAACTTCCAGTAAAAGTAAAAATTGGTGTTGAATTTGTCAAAAATTGATTTGATGAATTTGTAAACTGCAAACAAGGTTTAGAATTTACATTTATAATACTCCCACTATTTACAATTTGTGGTTGTTTTGATGCCGTTGCTTGAGTTGCATTATTGCTGTTACCACTTTGGTCATACCAAGTTGTTACAAATCCGTTTGTGCCACTACAAAAGGTAGTTAATGCAGATGTATCTAATACATTATTTACAAATCCAATATCTTGTTCAGTATTATCACTTGACCGTCTTACACGAATAGCACTACCACTATATGCCGTTCTTAATTTACGAACTGAATACGCTGCTGCTGCTGATGGGTATAAATCTAATAACAATGGAGTAACACCACCTGAAATACTGGTATTACCTACACGAATACCTAAGCTAACACCAAACATTTTATTCGTTGTATAAAACGATTGAACCGCTTGTAAGCGTAATTGACGTTATGATTTGTTCTTCTGGCAAAGTGATGAAAATACCTTGCTTTAAAGTTACACCAGTTAAACCAAGTTGTGTCATTAAAGATGTACCATCGAAAGAAATCGCAGATACTACTGCGTCACTATTAACGACAAAGCCCCTAAATCGACCCGTGTTTGCTGATGTATTACTGATTACTTTGCAACCAGTAAAACCAGCCATAAATTCGTTTGAATTACTCATATATTTTTTCTATTAATGTTGGATTATATTCGTCTGTTGTTGTACTTGATAATTGAACTTTTAAAATTCCACTTTCTACTTGCTCATTTGCAAGTGCTGGATTTAAGTTTACACTTGAAGTTTGAGCGTAAATTTGATACATATACTCACCTTCAAAAAAATCGTATGTGTTTTCGTTAATAGAAAACTTATTATAACGCTCAGTAAAAGTGCTAACATCACTTAAAATAAAAGCATACGTTTTATTCGTTTGTCGATGTGTTAAATAAAACAAAAACTTTGGGTTGCTTATAGTGACCTTTTCTGTAAGTGTCAAGTACCAAAATTTTGTTTCCCCTTTAGTGATTAATAGCATTATAAGTATATTAGCAAATAAAGTAATTTGTTACAATAAAAAAGGGGTGACCTAAGCCACCCCCCACATATGAAAACAAGACAGAAATTTATATTCCTAATGTAGTCACTACGCTACTCTGCAGCTTGTATGGTTGTTCGATATCCATAGCCTGAAGTGTAACTTCATAACCAGTAGAATCACCAAACGCAGCACCAGTGTTTGCAACCATTGAACTAACATCACAACCGCTTTCTTTACCTACCAACCAATACTCATCGTTATTGGTTTTTACGATAGTGAAAACACGTCCTTGAGCTAACAATTTTAACTCGTTACGCTTAGCAGTTGACAACCTACGCAATTTGAAAGCCACGTCACATTGGTTAAAAACCGTGCCGTTTTCAACAGATACGTTGGTTGTGTTAGTCATTGATGCAGTCGCCTTAGGGATGTCATAAGTGTAAACATCCCCACTTGCTACTGATGTTGCCGTAACTTCACCACTTGCTACTGTAAAGCCAGTTTTAGCCCAGTTAACAAGATAGATAGATTTAACGCCACCGACTGCATCTTTGCAATCAAGGGCAAAACTTTGAGAAATTAAACACGGCATATCTTATATAAATTAAAGGGTGAAATAAACTACTTCGTCAGGGAATGCAATCTGAACACCATACTTCATTTTAGCTTTGAAATATACGTTTTCAGAAATTGGGTCGAATACAAATTTGTATTGCTCTTCTTCATTTGCAAGGTCAGTACCTACAAATAAGTTAGTCAAATGAGTTGCAACCAATTTGTCAGTTCCATCCAAACCACCAACTGCGATTAATTTCATATTAGTACCTGGGATAATCATATCCATCATTCCAGCTTCTGGCATATAATGGTACAAGTTAGCATTCTTTAAGTTAACTAAGAACTTTTTGTAGAAGTCTACTCCACAAAAACAAACCAAGTTGTCTTTACTTGCAATTCTTGAAGGAATAGCAGCGTAGATAGCATCTAAGATGTCATCAGCGTTTGAAGTTGTGATTGAAGTTGCACTGATAGTGTTTCCTGAAATAGGGTCACCTGAACCACCGAAGCCCAACGCAGTCAAGATAGTTGTAAAACCATCGAACTTGTTAGTGTTAGGGTTAGTGTTAGAAGTTGCCACAGTTCCTTGCCAAATAGCAATTTCCAATTTTTCAGCAATTACACCAGCTTTCTCAGAACCGATAAGTTCTTCAAATGGCAATGCTACTGCAGAACCTGGAGCGATTTGTGTTTGCATCCATTTAGCTTCCAAAGTTTTAGGGCATAAAGTTTCTTCAACTGCAAGTTTACCAACAGTTAAGGTTCTTTGTGTGAAAGTTGTTAAACCAGACGGGGTCAGACCACAAGAATCGTTTTGGAAATAAACGTCTGAAGATAGAATGTTAAGAGTTTCAGCAGATTTGATACCTACTTGAACTTGACCAGCGTCGTACATTAAACGAGCCGTTTTACCACCGAATAGGGCTTTGCTTAATAAATTAAGACTCTGCTCATTGGTGTAATTTGCGAGTGATGATACTACAAATGACATATTTTTATTTTTTCTTTAGTTGTTGTGCGATTTTTACAATGTTTGCAAATTGTTGCTCTTTTTTGCTTAACGTCTCAGGGGCTTTTGTTGGTTCAGCACTTGGAAGATTTGCAACCTTCTCTACTAAGTCAACGGTTTTAGAAAACATTTCACTTTGCTTTTCTAATTTAGCAACTACACTTTCAAATTGTGCAGTCAAAATAGCGATTTTGCTTTCTAAGTTACTTACTACTTCGTTGAATTTTTCGATTGTTGCAAATTCTTTTGCAGCTTCGATTTCAACTTCAACTTCTGCAGTAGGTTCTACGATTTCAGTTACGATACCAGCAACAGTAGTTACAAGTGT